TTTTACTTCAAATTCTTCATGACATTTTCCACATTCACTAGTCATACTACTTGCCTTTTTTAGTGTTAATGATATCCGTTGCTTTAATTCCATACACAGCAGCCACGACTGAAATCCAAAGTCCAGTCACCCACCAAGGCATATTTTGTAATTTTTCAAAATAAAGATCTAATTTTTGACCGATCTTTTCATCTTCCGCAAACACAGAATATGCAAGTAAAAATAAAGGGCTGGACAAGGTCAAAAGTATGAATTCGTCCTTCCAATCGTTTTTTTGTGTTTGAAATACTTCGTTTCTTAATTCAATTTCACCACGAGCCATTTTCTCCGCATGCATTAGTCTCGCTTGGGAGATTGCTTGTTTCTCTTTTTGTTTGTTCTCGTATAACGTGACTCCCGTTTTGAATGCTGTCCCTAAAAGATTTAACCATATCATGATATTTTTTTGATCTCCTTAATCCTAAATAGGGTAACATCTGCTCCAAAACCTGTAAAGCCTTAGAACCAGTTATTGTCCAAGACCAACATATTTTATAGTGATCTTCTCTTTGTTTCATTTCTGAAACATATCCACAATTAAAATAATTCATAAATCGATAAATAATATCTTTATCAGTCATCTTAACACTACATTGAATTCTTTTTCTTATTTTGCCGTTTCTTACGCCATTTTTCCAATAACCCATAGTACCCTCACCTTCAAATACTCCGGCTAAGAAAATAAGTTTTTCCTTTTCAGATAAAGACATTTATAGATTTTTGTTTTTTAATCCTTGCGGATTAGGTCCACGTTTAGGAGGAGGACCAAACCGTTTACCAGGTAAATTATTTCTTTTTCTTTTTGCTTTTTTTGTCGACACCTTTGATAACTCCTTTATTTTTAGATGCATAAAATACAGTTTCACCTTTTTTTGAACCGTATTCTTTTTTCATCGCTTTCATTATCTTGGCACCTTTTTTTGTAAGTGGCATTATTTTTTTCCTTGTGATTTTTTAATAGCTTTAGCGGTTGGAGCACCTTTAGTTCCAGGTTTTCTCATTTTCTCACCTGAACCTGCAGCGATTCTTTTTTTCTTTTGTTGAATATTGTACCAAAGACCTTTTTTAGCCATGGTTCCTTTTTTTGTTTTATGATAACCTTGAGCCATTATTTTTTACCTTTGTGCTTTGCACCTTTCATCATTTTACCATTTGGCATTTTGTGCATTGCCATTTTACCTTTTTTAGCTTTCATGATTGTACCAGGTTTCATTTTCTCATCTTGAAGTCCTTTACCTCTAGCTTTTTTGTACATTTTTTTCCCTCATTAAGTTAAGTTTTTCTTTTGCGACTTGCAAACGTTTATCCGAAGCTTCTTCTTGTGATTGCAAACGCTCCATTTGGAAAGCAATATCATTTTCTTGTCTATTGAATTGACCCGCTTCCTTCATTTGAGCCTCTTGAGTTTTTCTTTGTAGATCGAGAGCTCTTAAATCTATTTCCTGTTGTTTTAAACGAACTAAAGGATCTTGTTGTGCTTGACCTGCTTGCATTTCGGCCTGTGCTAACTGTGCAGTAATCTCAACTGTCTTTTTTGCAATCATAGAATTAAATACAGTTTGAAAAGCTTGCGGATCTACTTGAGCCATTTGTTGTAATTGTGCATTTTGTTGAATTGCAGCTTGTACTTCTAACGATGCTTTCATACTTATGTGATCTGAAACGTGTGATTGTAATAATGCATACACTTGCGGATTAATTTGTACCATTCTGGTCTGCATAAATATCGTATGAGCCTGAATATGAGCATCGTGATCTTGATCAGGGAACGCATTAAGCAATTGCATCTGTAAAGATAGCGAATTTTCTTTTGCAGGATCCATTGGTTCAGGCATTTCTGGTGCTTTTAACAATAAATCAATATTTTTTGTTCCTAAACTCTCATACACTCTTCTGTAAGCTTCATAAATGTTGTGCATTTGCGGATTTGACTGCGCAATTTGCAATTGTGTCTGTGCTAAAGTCACTCTTTGAGCCATTGACCACAAATTTGGATCCGCCATTGGCAAAATATCTACTCGATCATCAAAATCTAGTGCTTTAATAGTTCTTTCTCCGCCATAAACATCATAAGGATACTCTGGTGGAAGAAATTCTGAACAAATTCTTGCTAAAATTTTAAATTCTTGCTTCATTGCATAGTAACAACGCTTATGAATAGCACTCATGACCCGCGAACCACGTTCCATTAACGCAATCGTAGTGCCAACAGCTGCTTGTTGGTTGCCATCGCCTACTTGTAAGTCTGCAATCGCAGCAAATCTTTGTCCTGCTTGGACTACAAAACCTAATAATGAATATAAAACGCTTGAAGGTTCTTTAAAAGGAAGTAATTGAAACTGATCTTTGATGTTTCCACCTGGTGCATCGACATCTCTAAACTCTCCAGGTTGAATAGGTTGGTCATCATCACGTACTCGCATCCCTCTAGACTTAAATCCAGCAGGTAAATTGGATAACGTACCAGCGTCCAATAGTTGTCTTAACGCTTCAGTAGCAGTTCGAGACAATCCACCAATCATGTGGAGCATTCCAAAACCATAAAATCCTAATCCTGGTAAAAATTTATAATGAACAAAGTATTCAATACGATTATATTTAGGATCATCTGCTCTAAAATTTCTATAAATAGATAAAATCTGTCCTGTGTTTTCAATCACAGTTACGATGTAAGGAACTTTAATATTTTTTTCTTTGTTAGGTACATCCGAAGTGTACTCTTCCATATCTAGATCCACATGAATTTCTAATACATTGTACATGTAGTCTTTGTAATTTGGTTTTAATCCTTGAAGATCGTCTAATCTTTTTTCTGTATCGGTTTGTTCTGGTTGCGGATCTAACAATTCCGTTTGCATATACATGCCGATTTCCATTTTTTTACGAATTTCATTGTCACTCATTTTCATGACTTGCGTAATTCGTTCACAACTTTTTAAATCGGTCGCATAATAAGGTACAATTAAATCTCTTGCCGGTATAAATAAAGATGCGGGTCTTTCTAATAATTCATCATAGAATACTTTTTTAAACGTAGATCCTGTTAAAGGTAAATAAAATAACATTTGATCTACATCGGTTGTGTATTCTTCCATCTTCTCCATTAGAAGATAGTTCATGTATTCTTTTACTCGTTGTTGTTGAGCTTCTTTTTCAGGAGTAGGGTTACCTACAATCTGAGTTCGTACAGGACCATCAGGGGGTAATAATTCTTTATAGGCTTGAGCCTGAAACTGGGTACACGCTTCAGAGAGCATTGGATGAGTTACACCAGACGCACCTTTAAAAGGTCGGTTCATTACGTTGTATTTAACACCTAATAAATCTAAACCTTTGTCGATAGTTTCCTGCCAACCTGCTCTGCTTTCTCTATCGTTTTCTACATCCGCAATTAAATCCGATGCTAATCTTTTTAGTACTCTATCGTCTAAACGTTCTGCAATATTTTCTGCAAAATTAAATTCTTCTTCTGGTCCCTGATCCGTGGTCTCTGCATCTTCCTCCATGATCACTACTTCTTCAGGAGCGATCTCAGGGTTTTCCGCTAGTTTAATTTCTTCTGTTTGTGGTTCGTTTTTTTCTACAGCCATTATAATAAATCCTTTATGTAATCTTTTTGTTTGCCTATTACCATGCCACCTTGATTATGTTTGTGAGGATACTTATCTAATTTTTTCGAAATATCTTTTGCCCCTTTTACGGCTTTCTCTAAATCATCATATTGTTTTCCGTATTCTTTAGGAAGACTCATATCTGGAGTTTTATGTTTAGGATCAGGTACATTATAGTATTTAGTTGTACCATTAACTTTATAAGATTTAGTAATATTATTTTCGTGACCCATTATACAATATCCTTGTAGTATTTTTTATCTTTCTTAGCAACTACAAAATCTCCTTTAGAAAATTCTCTAACAAACTTAAATCCAATAGATTTGTTATCTCCTTTTCGATCATACTCTAATTCAAAATTTTTATTGCGTAGAGAGGCTCTATATTCTTTAGTACCTTTTGCTGCTGCATGGCCTAAGGTATCTTTACCAAATTTTTTGGCACCATACACAAATACTTTCTTATCGGTAGGGTCTACAGAACTACCAAACTCGGAAAAGTTTTCAGGTATCATGGATATCGAATCAGTGTTCGTTTTTTTTATTTTTTCTTCAGAAGCTTCGTTAGACTTGCTTTCTACTTCTTTAAGAACCTTTTTTGCTTTATCTTTAACCATGGCAACTCCTACAGTTTGCCGGTACGTTTATAATTGTTTCTTGAGAAGCCGCCTAATTTTAATTTTTTAATAGAACCACCATACTTGGAGCCCATGTGTTTAACCTTACGTCCTTCTTTCATATCCTTTTTATCTTCTTCGTAATCAGGGTACATATCAGGAGAGCCTTTGTATCCTTCTCCTTCATAAAAATCTTTTGGTTTTTCTTTTGGCATTACTTTTTTCATTGATGCAGACTCCATTTTTGCTTTTGAATATTTATCTAAACCTTTTTCGTTTTCTTTTAGTTTTAAATAAGTTGCCATTCCTGAGGTTAAACCTAATGCGGTTCCCATGCCCATAATTTCGTTTTTATTTAAATCTTTTCTTTTTTTAAATTTTAATCTAGGTTCTTTTAATTTTAATAATGGATCCATAATTTTCTCCTTAACAGATTTTGGTTGGTTTAGATCTTGCTAATTTATTTCCTCTGGCTTTGATCATTCCGCCAGATTTCTTAGAAACTTTTTTAGGTTTAGGTTCCATATACAAACCAATACCTTTATCCTTATCAGACTCGTTGATTTCTTTTAAAAGCTCATTTTGTCTTTCTAGTTTTCTCTTCATTAAAAATTTTCTTAGATGAGTAATAGGACTCGCTCCTTTCATAATAGGATATGCATTAGGAGTTTCCTTTTTTAATTCTATCTCAACTTCAGCGTCTATATCTTTTTTTGTCTTAGGCATAGTATCTATATTCCCGTTCTATACGTGGCGATTCCTCTTCGTCCTGGTATGTTGATACCAGACCACCTTGTCGGTATCTTAACATTGCTTGTGTGGTGCTGTCTACATAGTCGTCATGCTGACCATGAGGAAATGCAGCGCATTCTTCGATAACTTCTTTTGCCCAATGCTCGTCTGGATACCATACCATTCCACTTTCAAAAATAGGGGCAACCGAGTTAGCCCTAGTAAATTTATCTCGTCCCTTAGCTGGAACATAATCAATCACCGGTATACCCATTTTTCTCATCTCTTGAATGAGTGGTTGTCCTGTGGCCTTAGCTTCAATAATAATACTTTCAGGCTCCCAATAACGATATAAGTCGTATGCTACATTCTTCAAATCAGGAAAGTCCCATCTGCCTTTTTGAGCATCTAGTAATATTAAATTATTATCATAACCCTCTTGTGGTTGAAATACTCCCCATACAGTAATCGCAGAATAGTCGGCTGTTTCTTTTTTAGAATACGCTGTATCCATACTCATAATCACATGTTGTAATTGCGGGATAAAATCTTTCTCCCACATCCTCCACCACTCACGTTTTAGTATAGCCCCTTCTTCCGCTACAGGGTTCTGCATATACTGAGCATTCCAATTGTGAGGAGAAATAGAAGCTTTGACTTTTTCTAATTCTTCTAGGTTCCAATATTCAGGCCATACCGGAGTACCTGTTTCTAAGATGGCAGGAAATTCTATTACTTTCCACTTATCGGCTTTCGGTTCTTTTTGAGCCTTGATGAGCCTTCCTGTTAAATCATCTTCTGCCCATCTAGTCATTACCACGCAAATAGTTCCTCCTGGTTGAAGACGTTGACGTGGACCTGAAGAATACCATTCGTACGTTCGTTCCATTGCGGTGTCCGAATAGGAATCTTGTTCGGTGTGAGGATCATCAATAATCAATAAATCCGCACCACGACCCGTGATGGAACCTCCAACACCAGCTGCAAAATATTCTCCACCATGATTTGTTTCCCAACGTCCCTTTGCTTTGGAGTCCTCACGCAAACGAACATCTCCAAAAATTTGTTTATACTCTGAGGTTTCCATTAAATTACGAACCTTACTTCCGAACCTACTTGCAAGTTCTGCGTTATGCGAAACCTGCATTATTTTCATTTTTGGGTTCCTGCCTATCATCCACGCAGGAAACAAATAAGATGCAAATTCAGATTTAGTATGCCTAGGAGGCATATTCACAATGAGCCTTCGTAATTTTTTATCAGCTATTTTTGTAAACTCTTTTGCTATAATTTGATGGTGACCATAGTTGTCAGGGTCATCAGTCTGACGATAAATAAAATCTAGCCACATCTCCTTAACAAACATTAAGAAATCATCTTGGCATAACTTCACATACTCTAGTTGTTTTTTGAAAACTAGATCGCGTAATTCTTCATCAGTTAAATGTGTTAATTTTCCCATATCGTTTACAATATCACTGCGTGTATCAAACTTACACCCTAGCCCCGACCGGTGGTACCATATTTTAAAAATTCCCGCGTAAGTTGAATCTAACAAAAATCATTTTTGTAATTCCTATTGGACCCCTACGCACATGCAACATGATCCATGGTGCAGTGCACACGAACAAATAAGAACGAATCACGAACATGACTGATAACTATTCAATTATCGGAAAGACTATTGATAGTAATTAATTATCGTTATTGAGCAGTTGCAACATAGATTGCTCAACCTCGTGCCATGCTCCTCGGTTCGCGTGGGTTGCATCAGGGATCAATTCCCTTGGCTCCACAACCATGGCGCGAATTCTATAAAGTTTCAACTTGCTCTCCGAGAGGGCATTATTGCAGATCAACATCACACCACCATGTCGAACATATCCATTGATCCATGCAATCTGCCATTTAGAAAGTTTAGGATAACTGACGTAATCAGATTTTAATTCTAACCAAAAACTTACACCATTATGACAACCAAATAGATCAGGAATGCCATTGACAGTCCTACTTTCGATTCTTGTGAAATGTATATTTCTCAAGTATTTTTTGAGAGAGTGCCACAGTTTCGTTTCTCTTTTTTGATCCGACATATTTTTTTGATAAACCCTTTTTGATGACAGTCAGTATTTTGGGATTGTCTCGTAATATTTGACTGAGTTGATTTGAAATTACATTTACAACTCTTTCCTCTTTTTTATCTTCTTCAAGTTCTGCTCCATCATCTTTTAGTCCTCCATACCAAACACATGCATGAATAATTTCATGAATTAATGTGTTCGCAATGTCTGCATCAGAGATCGTACTTGCAATTGTAATTTTATTTTCTTGACTTGAGTATTCACCATAACATTCTTCCAAAAAAGTTGGATTAGATTCTGTTTCAAGTGAAACATCTGCGTAACTAATTTTTATCTTCTTCGGTAATAATTTTAACAGTTCCGACATTTGTTCCTATCTTCCCACTAGTTAACAATTTCCAAAATTCTTCTTCGCTAATTTTCTTCGATTGGATCGATCTCGATGATTTTTGCATTTTCGTGATCGATTTTTTTCGAAAGTTCCTCAAGTTTTTTCTCAAGTTCATCTCTACTCATTCCCTCCAAACCTGAAACGCGGACTTCTTTTTTATCAACGTAAAGTCCTGCAAGTTGTCCTGATCTGTACTCAGCATTAATTGCACTTGCCCACTGTTTATCTTCGGCTGCACTGTTGGCATAGTACTCTAATCTTTTATATCTTCGCAATTTATCTTTTTCATACATTGCAGCTTCCTCGGCCTTACGTTTATCTAAGTACATACAAACGTGTGGAGAAATTTTTCTATTTGTTAATCTTGATCCAATTGCACTTGCAGATTTATCAGTCATGGTTTTTCCCTCTTCACCATAAACTTCTTTTACAATTTCAGTTTTATTTCTTTTGCCCCAACCCTCAATCAATTTATCTACAAACAAAATTTGTTTGGGAGTTAAGTCATCAATAGTTAATTCATGTTTTGGTTTTGCACCCATCGCATCCTCAAGATTAATTTCTACTAATAAGATTATACAGAAAATTACAAAACCATGTAAGTCAGTGTAAAATCGGATCACCAAGAAAATGTATTTAGAGGTACACGAGGTACACTAGAGGTACACTAGAGGTACACTACAAAATTGATCTACTTACATTGGTATTATTGAATAATAGTCTCAGAGGTACAGAGGTACACCATTTGAAAAATATTTTTCATCATGTCTCTGATTCGTGTAGAATTTATATAGTAGGAATTCAGGTGTTCCCTGATCCGCGATCCATGTTCCCTGATCCATGCAAAATGCTCCATGTTCCATGCATCATGAAAAAATATCCAGGCACTGCTGAAAAAGTAAATAAATTCAATAACTTATAATAAACCTGGGCAAATTCGTCTTTATTTTAACAATAATTTCATGGGATATACCCAAGTACCTAAAGACAATTCTTCGATGCTCTACGTGTCTTAAAATCGGTTTTTTTTAATTTAAAAAAATTTGTTAATTTTCAATTACTTATTTTTTTACATCATTATTTTCTTTAAAAAAGCATTTGTTTGTGGGAGTATCCCATAATGTTAAAAATAAAAAAGGAGAGCAAAATGAAAACAAATACAGACGTAGACACAACAATTACTCAAGATCTTTTTGGGTATCTATCAGTTCCATGTTTAGATTGTCATGGCACAGGAGAAAATTTGAACAATGAAGATTCCTGTGAAGAGTGTGATGGAATTGGTGAAATCATAATTGCGAGAGGAGAATAAAAAATGAAAAGAATAAAAGTTGGTGATCTAAAAAAATTAATCAAAGATCTACCTGATGATGCTAATTTTGAAATTGATGTATCCAATCACAAAATTGGTAAACGATCTATGTCCTACGATATCAAATATAAAAATGAGATTGAAATGGGTACATGGATTTCAAAAAACAAAAAACCAATTTCTTGGATCAATATTATTGTCCAAGGTTTAGGAGAATAAAAAATGAAATCTAAAACTGACGAACAAATACTTTTAAAAGCCAAATTGTCTGAAGAGTTATTAGGACTTGCTTATGAATCTGATGACTATCAACAAGCAATAGATGGTTTATTAATTTCAGCCCTTAATCACGTTCCTATGAAAGTTTTAAAGGAGTGGAAACAAGATTATTTAAAAAACAAAAAGAGAGGAGCAAAAAATGAAAACACAAATAACTAAAAAACAATTAGAGAAAATTTTAATTTCTTTAATTCAAAAAATTGATTCCTTAGCGAGTAACATCGTAGTGGAGCAAAGACCTAATAATCGCAATGTGATCAAAGTAGATTACATCGATGAAAATTTTCCTCAGACAAATTTAAAAAATGTTGCTTGGGTTGTTTTTGGTAAAAACGATGATGGCAATTTATTTTATGATGTCGATGGTATGCATGGTGGTCATTTTTTTGGTGAGCAAGATTACTCTTACGATATGCAAATTGCGTGGAGTTACATTCAACAACAACTTGCTAAGTTTAATGCTCACTCTGAATCATTTCATGGCCATGATGGTATCTACGAAGAAATTTTCGAGGGTACTAATCTTGATGCAAAAGACTTAGAAGAAAATGTGTTCGAGAGAAAACCAAGTAAACAAGTTCAACTAGCAGTTCAGGAAAAATTCAAAAAAGATTTTCCTGAATTTTATGATTGGGAGGGCAAATAATGAAATACAAAGTGCAAGGTTATAAATTTAGTCCAACGTATGGTTACTTGGCTGTGAATTATGATGATGTCTTTGAGGGTAAAAACAAATCAGAGGTAATCAAAAAAGCTAAAGAAGTTTTCACAACTTGTAATAAATTTATAGTTACAAAAATAAAGGAGGAAAATAAATAATGGAAAATTTATTCATGGATCACTTTGATATCGTTCCAAGTGGAACGATTGTTTTGGTTCAACCAAACACTGACTTTGCAAAAGAATGGTGGAGAGAAAATGTAGATTCAAATTGTGCAAGGATGGGATATTGGTATTGCGTTGAATGCAGATATTTCCCTGATATTAGAGATGGTTTTAACCAACAACAACAAGGAGAGTAATATGAAACAATCGATAACACTAACTACAGACGATACACCAAAATATTTATGTAGTTGGAACAATGGAGAAATTGTTCAAGTTCATACTCAAGGTACATTAAAAAATGATTACATTGATACGAATTTGTACGATGATAATGAAGAAAATATTTTTCAATGTTTTTTTATGGCTTATGAGCCATTACCATTTAAAAAATATTTACGTAAATCATTAACCAATGAATCATTTATCGGAATAAAATTTTATTGCGATAACATGATGATCACAAGAATTGTATAGGAGGAAAACATGGACAAAAAAATATTTGTAAATATTGAGATGCCTTTAAAAGATCTGAACACTGCCATCTTGCACATGGTTGATCAACAACGAGACATCATGAAAAGAGAGGGTTGGTGGAAAGATGAAAAAGTACTTGAGCGATCTTCTATTTTTTCCGATCTCATCAATCAATTTAAAGAATCTGTGAAACAACAACAATTAAACATAAAGGAGGATAAATAATGCAAACAGATAAAATCAAATGGCATGGTTACGACAATTACAATTTAAATTGTACGTTTAAAGATCTTGAAGAAAATGGTTTTGTTAATTCTTCTTATCATAATGACCTTGCACCATCTTACATGAATAAAAAGAAAAACATCCAAGTCTTTTTTATTGATGTTGAAAGTGACGAAATGAAAGCTGAAAGTTTAAATTATAAATTTTCCATCATGGCACTTGATGAGCATGGTGAGTATGAAAAATCGATTGCAACCACGAACGATTTTGATTCCATGTTAAAAATAGTAAAAACTTTTGAAAAGGAGGTGGAAGACAATTTAGAATATTGGAAACATTACGATGAGAGAATTAAAATGAATGAGGAGGATAAATAATGAAAGTAACAATCAAAGATCCTTTTGGTTTTACCAAAGCGATCAACTTTAAAAAATTAGATGATCCAAAGGTAATTCAAGAATTATCTAATTTGTTTGCTATTGATAAACCAAACGAGGTTTACAAAAAATCAGTGAAACAATTAAAACGATGGAGGAAAAAATGACTAAATTACCTGAGCCAACTATTACAGATCTAAAAGACTATGAGACTTTTGATCGTTCACCTAAGTATGTGGTGAAATATCGGGAAACTCTTATGACTGAGGATCCTAAAAACAGAATTAAAAAAATAAAATTTTATGGTTATTTTTCAGATGAAAAAAAAGCTAAAGATCATTTTTTTAGTTTACCCACTTATTATCAATGGAGGAGAGATCGATTTGCACGTGAGTTTATTTCGGTTTTATCTTTAAAAGAGTTTTTACAAAAAAAGAGAGGAGCAAAAAATGAAAACAAATAATATTAATATCCAAGATGTTGATTATGTCATGATTGATCGACCTTTAGATTTCGTATCGATCCATTATAAAAATGGAGATATGACTTTTCATGGGATGGATGATTTTGATAAAAAAGTATGGTCACAAATATTAAAAAGAGAAAAAACTCAAGATCAATTAGAATGGGAGGAGATACAATAATGACTTACTCATTACAAAAATTAGTAAAATCAATTTCAGATTTAGCTAATTCAGAAAAAAAATATAAATCGAATGGACAAGATCCAAAAGATATTTTTAATGACTTGTACTTACCTGCAATTAAATGTTGCAATCAATTTGTTCATGATAACAAAGTGATAAGCATTAAAAATGTTAAAGATGGTGATGAGGTTAGGTTTTTGAATCATTATCACACTATCTTAAATGACGATATTAATGTGTCTCACAAAAAAGGTAAGATCAAAAGAGTAAAGTATGACGAGGATCACGAAGAAATTTTTGTAAAAATGGATTCTCATTTTGATCAATTAAACGATTGGGATAACTCATTAATATTTAATTTTCCTGATGACGAGGATGCTTATGGATCTGTCGAGGTAAAATTAATTAGGAGGAACGATGATATTTAATTTTTCTTTATTAGTTATTTACATCATCGTTTTAATCATTGCTCTCATGTTGAGAGTGATGCACTAACCACAAACAAAGGAGAGCATAATGAAAAAAGAAAAACTAATTAATTGGATTTGTGATGATTACATTACAAACATAAAAGAAAAAGATTGGGATCAAGAGGATTGGCACTATCTTATAGAAAAAGCATTTAAGTTAAATAGTATGACTATTAAACAACTTAAAGATTTTAAAACTGAACTAAAGGAGGGTAACTAATGGACGATAAAACAAAAACAATTGTTAAGGCAATGCCCGACAGTATGAGAAAACAATTTGAAAATCTTATGACAAAAAGTGAGGAATACCTTATCAAAGATAAGTTGTATTCAGCAAAAGCAGATTTTCTGAACGATCTCATCACTATTACCAATGAAACAGATGGAGTATTAGTAGTTCAAAATAATTTAGATGACTACACCATGTTTAATGGTAATATGGCTTTGTATGTTAGACATCAAATCAACAAAAGGTATGGAGGAAACTATGTTAATTGATCATTTCCAAATTAGAGGTGATGACGATAATGGTTTGATAAAAATGAAACCATTATCAAGTCTTGCATCCTCATGGATTCAAAAAACAATTGATCCTGAGGTTAAGCAAGTTGAGAATTCTTATTTAGTAGATCACAATTATGCAAAAACATTGATTAGTGATTTTTCTGAATACGAATATTTTGAAAGTAAAAAATCAAATCTAACAATCATACAAGGAGGAAAATAATATGGGATACACACACTATTGGAGACAGTCTAGGGATCTTACTAAAGAAGAATGGAAACAGATCCAGGATTTTTCTAAAAAATTATTAAAATCTAAAGACGCAAAAAAAATACTTACCTCTGATAAAAAAGATTGTGATTATTTAAGAATTAATGATCACTGTGTCGTGTTTAATGGTAAAAAAGAATTAGCACACGAAACATTTGCATTGGAACGTTATGTGCCTACCGATGACAAGTATCAGGTTAAAGATGAAGATGGTTATTTTAATTTTTGTAAAACCGCAGAAAAACCATATGACTTATATGTGGTTGCTATGTTAGTGTTTGCAAATCATCTTGCACCTGATGCCTTAAAAATATCTTCTGATGGTAATTGGTCTGATTGGAAAAATGGTTTTCGATTAGCCAAATCTTTACATCATGCAATAAGAATTCCAAAATTTTTAGAGGATGATTTTAAAAGAGATATGGCATTAGAATATATGCAAACTACAGGCCAAAAAATAGAGGGTGTTACTATCCACTAATGTCTCAAATCGCAAAAAAAAAGGGTATTTCAGAGGAAATTAAAAGACTGAAAGCCATAACTTTTGCTAATTGTTTAAGTTCTAATGGAATTATTAAAATTCAATTCATTCGATACTTAAAAGAAAAAAGGGCTAAGGTAGATCTTAGCCCTTTAAGTGTTGATAACAATCAAACAAAGGATGGTATCAATATTGTAAGGTCAAAATCTGAATAGTTCAATACTCACTATTTTTTCTTCGGTTTAAATTTTAAAATTTTACATTTAATCTTTTCGATATGACTGCGAATAATTTTTCGCTGTTCCTTGAGCCGAGTTTCGCGATACACTTTGTATGCATTACGATACTTGATCCAATAATTTTGTACCTCAGTAAATTTTACTTTTTTATTTTTTAATAAATACAGATATCGGTTATACACCAACAAAGGTTCTAACGATGCCATGTAACAAACATTATGAAAATCTTCTGACTTAGACATAAACCATTTATGTGCATCTTCTTTTCGGTAACTTTCAATTTTGGTTCCCGATAAATTTAAACAATCTTCAAAAGCAGTTGCGACCACTGCTTTCCATAATCGTTCATCACCTCTACCATGAGCTGCCTTGGTAAATTCGGTGGCTAACCTAATGCCCATAAGTTTTAATAAGTTCTGAGAGTACATTTTTATAATATTTAATTAATTTAGGATGAGATTTATGATTAATCACGTAATCTAAATCATCAAGCACGTACTCTATGAATTGCATTTTTTCGATTCCTGATAAATTTTTAATTTGATTGGGATCAAAACCATTTTCTTTAATGAGATCATCGAAGTCCATAAGTACTATGCCTATGATTTAATACATGGATTATCGAAAGGGGAAAAATCACAGGCATATTACTTTATTATTTTTAAACCTTTTTGTTGTGCAATTCTTTTTCGGTGTTTCAACCAATTAAATTCCACAAGATCTAAAAAATCTAATTCCTTTTTAATACCAAATTTTTCACCATTCCATAATTGAAACAACAAATCACTACAACGATCATACAATCGTTTATCGTTGGTTAAATTTGCTAAAGACTTGAGTGACTGCTCTAGCAAATTAACAGGTTCTGTTAATTTCATTTTTGCCATAAATCAAAATTTAAGTTTATAAATTTGATTCGCGGTTCATGGTCAGTGGTTAGTGATTGATAAGTAGTTGTAACCTCTACTTTTCATTAAGGTCTTAAATAGGAATACTATTTCTTCTTAGGGCAACCACTGAAATTGTCAATTCTTTTAAAAATACATTGCCCAGGATTTTGTGGGTCAGGTGCAAGTCCATACTCAATACCTAGTAGATCCCACTTGCTTAAATTATCCTTATTTTTAGCGGTTTTTTTAACCTGTTTTTTGCCACAATTCACGTTTTTCACAAGTCGTTTTGCCTATTGTTATAGGAAAGTTTTTCAAATTTTTTGAAAGTCCAAATTTTTATTTTAGACAAAGTCGTTTTGCCTATTGTTATAGGAAAGTTTTTCAAATTTTTCCCTTGGCTGCTAACATTGCTAAAGCAAGTTGTCTTGCAATCTGTGGTACGATTGCATTGCCTAAAGCTTTTACTCGGTTGACTCGATCTTTGTGTAGTTCATAGGAAATCCCATCAGGAATTCCACAAATTCTGGATTGAGTCGTCCACCAACTTTCACTTCCCCCTCCCTCATCATGTCTCCGATGATCGAGGATCGGTTCTTCTGGCTCTCGCAAAAGGTTAGGTTCTTGCTGTCGTTGGTTGTTGGTGTGCTGATTAATTTCTTCTTCTCCAGGTACAACATTGCGTCCGATAGTTTCGCTCCGTACGTCATGTTCGGTTTGTTTTTCTTTCTCAGGATAAAACCCCCAGACTTGGTTTGTTCTACTCGGTCCGATTGCTCTCCTCCCTCCACACATCCTACAGTTGGAGTTGGGAACATTTGTACATGTGCAGTTAGATTGTGCGAAGCTGCTTTCACCCATCCCTTTCTCTTGATCAGTGTGTCCGCATTCTCTTGACCGGATGCTTTCGGTGTTGGGTACATTCTCATTGTTTCTGGATCCACTTGTTCTCTCAAGTTCGATGGTTTCTTTCTTCCCTTGCGATGTCCCTGTTGTAGTTTCAGTGTTCCCTCTGGACTTCTTGGTGGCAAGTGATCCATTGTATTCGGAGTGGCCCACAATCCAAACTCTGTTTCTTTGGTGCCAAGCACCGATGCCTGAAGCTGGAATAAGGAAACATTGGACTTCGAAACCTTCACTTTCCAAGTCATCTTGCACCTGTCGGAGCACCATGCCGTCTTGGATGTTAATAATTCCTTGCACATTCTCGCCAATAACGAATTCGGGTTTGACTTCCCTAATGAGTCTAAACATTTCTGGCCAGAGATATCGACTGTCACTAGTTCCTTTTTGTCTACCGGCAACGGACATTGGCTGGCACGGGAAGCCTCCCACAATAACATCTGCTTCGAATTCTTTTCCTTTGACATTTTTTATATCCTCCTCAATTGGTACATTAGGCCAATGTTTACGTAAAACTTTTTGGCAATACTTATCCATTTCTACAAATTTAACAGTTTCAAAATGGCCTGTACTTTCCATGCCTAAAGAGAAACCACCAATTCCAGAAAACAAATCTAGTATCTTCATACTAGCGTATCTACCTAATTATATGAATTTGTCCAGTGTTTCTAGATTAATTATTAGATTTTACTTGTCTGAGTTTTGTGATGTAGGGAGAGTTGATGAATTCTTGATAGGCTGCGTCTCTTTCTTTGGAGATGTTTCTTGCTTTTTCTGTGGCACTGTCGAAACTATTGAGATCGAACTTGGTAGCCCCATCGCTTCCCACTCTTGTGCTGATACTTCTTTTAACGCCATCGTAATATCCTTTATAGTCTTTTGATTCTATATAATCGCCTTTCCAAGCAGATTTAGTATATACCATTTCAGCATTTTTTCCAAATACTTTTTCAAACGCTTGATCTAATTTTGCTTTATCAGGTTCCCCTTTAAATGAAATAATAGAGCCAATAAATCCACCTGGAACAGGACTAACATTAAAATCTAAGCCTGTTTCAGCATGTAATTGTTGTATTTTAGACTGATCTACAGGAAACTTAGCGTAAATTTGACCTGTTGCTTGTTCTCCCTCTTTTAGATTTATGTCTTGCAGGGTTCTAAAATTGGATGCTGCCATAGCCGCTTGATTTAATTCTGTACCTAACACAGCTAAAGTCTGTAATCGTTCTTCATCTGTTAATGGCCGTGGTCCCTGAGCCGTGTTTACTGTTAAAGGAATAACGACATTGTAATTTGCTTTACCCTCATAAGTACCTAAACCAACTTGCATTCTTGATATTTCTGCTTTTTGGCCAATTACATTAGATACGACATCTTCTATGACCGATGGTTGTTTTGCTTGTTTAGTAATTAGTTTCTTTAATCCTGATACGTGGATCGAGTTGATACCGTCCATTACTTTCGGATCTGTTCCAAATTGATTAATAATTTTTTCTATTTCTTTACCTTGTGGAGTTAAGAACGATCCAATTTCAATAGTGCCTTTCATAGCTTCTTTGTACGGAGTAATTGTTTTTTGCAGTCGTGCAGCAAAATCTGGTTTCATTACATCTGTTTCAATATTGATTCCTTGATCATATAATTCTTTTATTAACTCTTGTCCTACTTGTTCGTAATTAGATGCTACTCCTCTAGCTTGAGACCACATCAAAGATTGTAATTCAAATGGTTGTAACTCTTGTCCTTTAGGTAATTGTTTATTTACTTCTGCTGTTAAATTATTCATGATCCCTGTCATAGCATTATAGAGTTCAGGGTTCGATGCTAATTGATCTGGTTTTACACCAAACAACTTAGCCATTTGTAAATCATTTACGACATTAGGTTGTCTTTCTCCTACTTTTGCAAAATATTTCATGGTATCAGTAAAGTTACCAAACTTAGGTGTATTAATAACTTCGTCTTTATTAAGTAAATATTTATCTAAACTTTGTTGAGTTTTAAATCCTGTCATAGACGGTTGGTTTTGTTTTAAATCAGAGTATACACCAAGTGCTAATTTTAAATTTTGTTTCGGTGCTACTCCCCCAGAAGTTACAGAAACAATATCAATAAAAGTTGCTACGTCCTTATCGGTTGCATTAGGATCTATCGTAGTTACTAAATTTTTTAAATAGTTTCCTGAACGTTGA